CGAATCCCAGTGGATTAAAGCAAATCCTGCGCTTGGCGTATTCCGCTCGAAAGACGACTTACGTCAGCAACTTGAAAAAGCTGCGCGTATGCCTGCCTCCGAGGCGGCCGCCCGCAACCTGCTACTCAATCAACGAGTGTCTTTGCTTACTCTCTTCGTCTCACCTAGTGTTTGGAAAGAGTGTGGGCAACCATTCGAAATGCGTCTCTTTGAAACAGAGCCTGTCCACTTTGGACTTGACTTATCTGCAAGGAACGACTTAACTGCCGCTGTAGCTTCTGTTAGAGATCCTATCACAGGTCATATACATTCTGTTCCGTTTATCTTTACACCTATGGACGGTATCGATGATCGCAGTCAAACTGACCGCGTTCCTTACGATCAATGGGTACGCGATGGATTTATATACGCTCTACCTGGCGCTCACTTGAATTATGAGATGATCGCTCAAGAGTTAGCAACACGCACTCAAGGTTGGAATATCGCATCGCTAAGTTTCGATAGATGGCGTATTGACGATTTCAAGGTAGCCGCAGAAAAGACTGGATTCGCTCAAGAAGCAGAATGGATCCCGGTGGGACAAGGTTTCAAGGACTTCTCGTTACGACTAGAAGGGTTAGAATCGCTTTTGTTACAAAAGATTCTACATCACGCTAACCACCCACTATTAAACATGGCCGCATCTAATGCTATCGTGATATCCGATCCTACTGGAAATCGCAAACTAGATAAATCCAAATCTTCACAAAGAATCGATCCGCTAGTTGCGCTTGCCATGAGCACGTATTTACTTAGCGATAATTCACTAACCCTTACAGACGTAGAAAGCATGATAGTATGACATACGAACGCCATCACGTTATTCCTCGCTGTATGGGTGGACCTGACGAAGAATGGAATATCGCTTTACTTACTCGTGAAGAGCATATTGAAGCACATCATATTCTACATTTAATGAATCCTACTCATAAGGGATTAGCATACGCCTTTTACGCAATGTCTGGACAAAAGATGACGCCTTCCGATCGAGGTCGGTTAGGCGCTCAAACGGTGCTTGACAAAGGTATTTGCAATCTAAAACCGACAAGCGAATCTCGTAGAAAAGGCGCATACGCCGTTCAATTCAATCGACTTGACGCTGAGTATGATCGTGAATGGCGCGCCAATCGAGCCTCTCCTGGCGAAACGCATGGTATGTATAAACCCGAGACAATCGCATTGATTCATAAAGACGGTAAACGATTTACTGGCACACGTATGGATTTTAAACGGTTATACGGAAACTTTGGAAGTAATTTCGGCAAAATGCTAAACGGTAATAGACCGTCATGCGGCGGTTGGAAACTCTATAAATAAATAATCCCTCTAGGAGATATAAATTGGCAGTATTCGAAATTTTAGCTGAAAAATCAGCAAACGATCAACGCACATTCTTTTACGATAACATGACAAACGTCTTGACAGACGAAACAGGACTGTTATACGCGTTTCCTGATAAAAGAGCGGACAACTCTACTCCTGCTACAATCTTTAGCAAGGATGAGCCACTCAATAAGTCTAAGCAAATTGGCTTTCTAAAGATTCAGTTAGGATTAGGTTGTAATTACTCTTGTGATTATTGCTCTCAGAAGTTTGTTGAGCGCGCCGATTCGACGTCTCCTAAAGATATTGCCGATTTCATGAAGAAGTTGGACGTCCTAGATATCACTGAAGAAAAAGGTCTCAAAGTCGAGTTTTGGGGCGGCGAGCCTTTAGTCTATTGGAAAACTCTCAAACCTCTTGCTGAGGCAATTCGCGAGAAATTCAAGGATTGGAAGCGCCAACCTAAATTCGCAATGATTACAAACGGTTCGATTCTCACTGATGAGATGATCGACTGGTTGATGATGATGGACTTCTCAGTATCGATCTCGCATGACGGACCTGGCCAAGCGGTTCGCGGTCCAGACCCATTCGACGATCCTGAAACAAAGAAACGTTTATTAGGCTTTTATCGCATGATGACGCGCCTTAATAAAGGTATTAGCTTTAACTCTATGCTATCTGCAAAGAATAAGAGCCGTAAGGCCATTTCAGATTGGTTTAGAGAATTAACTGGTGACCCTAACATTTCGTTGGGTGAAGGCGGTATCGTAGATGCGTATGATGAAGATGGTATTACTAATTCGTTGATTACTAAACAAGACCATTTCGAGTTTAGACGATTAGCGTTTTCTGACATCTTTACAACTGATGGCGATATTGCGTTTAAAATGCAATTAGATAAAATCAACGCTTTCACTACCGACGTGCTGTCACAGAAACACGCTTCCACATTGCCTCAAAAATGTGGTATGGATCAAGACGACGTAATGGCGGTAGATTTACACGGTAACGTGATTACATGCCAAAACGTGAGCGCTGTAGAAACATCGAAAAACGGGGAGTCCCACTTAGGCGGGTCTCTTGACGATTTCGATAACGTCTCTATAACAACGTCTACTCATTGGGCTAAACGTGAAGAATGTCCTAAGTGTCCTGTATTGCATCTTTGTAAAGGTGCTTGCATGTTCTTAGACAACAAGTTCTGGAAGATTTCATGCGCTAACGCGTATTCAGACAACGTTGCACACTTTGCTTTAGCATTTCAAAAGATGACTGGATATATTCCAATCCATATTAAAAATGATGACTTACCTTTGGAACGTCAAGATGTATTTGGTACGTTGTTTGAGCACAAAGAAGAGTCCGTTCGTAAGGTTATCCCTATCAAAATTGTGAATCATATCGCAGAGGTAGTTGATAACGTTCCTATCTACTCTAAATCGGAGGTCGCCTATGACAATCCAATCTAGTGGGCCAATTGCTTTTAGTAATATCAGCACCGAAATAGGACAGGCTCCGACTTATACAACATCACTTAGCTTCTTGAACAGCCAAATTAAACCTTCTGTTCGACCTGCGACTCCAAATATGTCAGTATTTTATGGCATGAGTTATTTCCAAAACACGACTGAAGGTAACTGCGCAAACGGCAACTGCACAGCGGATTGTAACTGCGGTAACATTCAATGTACGAACTGCTACATTGCAGGTGGCGTGGATTGCGTAAACTGCGACCCACAGCCGTTCTTGCAAGTTGGCGCTAACTGCGCTTGTACATATAACTGTACTACTGGTGAAGTTTCATATGCATGTAACTGCGCGTGTAACTGCTCTAAAATCATTTGCTCTAAACTCTATGACATCGGCGCTATGGCTCCTGCAATCTTTGCGGCTGACCAGGCATACGGTAAGTGGTTATTTAAGAATGATAAAGTAGTTTACCGCGGATATATCCGTTGGGCGCGTATCGTTACAGCATGGATGGACGGCAAAGGTCCTGACTTCATGTTCTGGATTCGCGATAAAGAAAAGCGCGTAGAAGCTCAAAAAGAGTTGACTCGCAAGATGGCAACTAAAATGGGTATTCCTTGGGCCGAGCATATGGCGTTCAAGATGGGCGCATTACGTGAAGACAATCTTCATGGCAAAGTGCTTATGGCCATTGGCGTTCCTATCTGCCGTTTCTTAGACAAACTGCCACGCGTTCGTGAGCGTGATCGCCGTCATCGTCTACCTGTGTTGCTCGCTATGTGGGCAGCTTTCTACGGTAGCCATTGGACAGCTAGCGCTGTTGTGCGTGCTAACGCTCTTTTATCTACTATTTCTGCAAAGCTAAAGAAAGCAACGGCCTAATATGGAACGATCTAACTGGTGGTTGAGCCCAGTTTGGGAGTATCAATCTCCTTTCGATGCTGCGTTCAATAAAGCACTCCTACAAGAAGTATATGAGATTGGACAAAGCATCGCTAAGGATGGCACCTACGGTAAATTGAGTTTATGGGATTATGATAGACCTCATCTAAATACTTTAAAAGAATATATTCTTGCTAAGTGTTACCAATCAGTATGCGGCGATATCTCTGAAGTAAATGAGCTAAATCTTAAAATGGATTTTTCCGGCGGCTGGATAAATGTAAAAGGTCCTGGCGAAGGCATTGAAGCGCACGGTCATAACGATTGCTCTTTAACTGCCACGTATTACGTCCAAGCAGAAGAGACGAGCGGTGATATTGTATTTATGATGCAAGGCGATCAGATTAGTTCTGACGGTTCATTTATCAATAACGATTTTTCAACTCTACCTCATAAACACATCACGCCTGTTTCTGGAAAGTTAGTTATATTTCCCGCTTACATTATACACGAAGTGCAGCGGAATCGTTCTAACGCTTTGCGCATATCTATATCAACTGATTTACATCAAATAATAGATACGAATGCGCCTAATGCGATGGTTATTAAAAGTTGGTGTGATAGTATGTTACGGCTAAAAACCGTATGTGAAACTAAAAAGGATTAAACTATGAGTAATGTATTTAGGGTTGCTAGTAACCCACCACCAAACTTTAACGTTACTGACTACAACAATAACATTAAATATTTCTTAGACAGCGAAGTTGCTGCTACTTTTACAACTCTTACTCAAGCCGAGTTAGAGAGTTTCTTTGAGATGGCACAAAAGTATCATGCTGTGTTTGCAAAGGTATATCTTTTGCCAGGCGATCCATTGATTAACTATATCGTGTATGGTAATGAGTTTTACGATGCATTGAAGGATCCTCACGCCGGTATTGACTAT